TCCAAATTAAAGAAAGCCCGATTCGAAAGAGTCGGGCTTTTTTGTGATCCAAGTTAAGAAAACTAAATAATAAAAATCGCGAAAAATACGGGATAGGCTGGGATGACTTGGGATTTAGTGGGATAACATTTTAAACAGTCTTTCAAATATTGAAAGTTTGGAGAGGCGGGCAATATTGCTAATGCCCACCGAATAAAATCTAAATTGCAGCCTTATTGAAGTTTTGTATTACCTTATACTTTATATGTTCGTTTGTTGCTTCGATGATCTCAATTCTCGCACCTTTGTAGCCAATCACTTTTGAAGAGTCTAGATCGTATTCCACATCGTTATTAAACGCAGGTCTTGCGTGACTATTTGAAAACTCACGATAGCCGATGTTTACTTTACTACCAACCTTACCGCTATAAATTAATGTCTGCTGAAAAGAGTCATGCGTCAAGATAGGTTTTTTACGTCTCTCAAAGTTTGCATTATCTGTACATGAAGCTGCGTTAAAAGCAGTTATCACACAAAGTTCTTGTGTGCCTTTATAAGCCATTACTGCTCTCCAAGGATCTGCAATAGCGGCTTTATCTACCATACCACCTTCGTTGTCATTACTCGGCATGTAGGTTTCAGTGTCTTTATCTTCTCCCTTCTTAATGTAATAGCCAGCATGTAGGTCATACGCCCAACTAACTTCTACTTTATAAGGTAAATATATAGCATCATGTTCTGAGTATTTCCCCTGTCTGAGCATGACATCGCCGACATACGCAATGTTTACACTGTCAATTGCAGGCTCACTAATTTGAGTCGACACTGGGATATAGTTGTAATCTGGGGAGGCGCATCCACTAAGAACAGCTGCACATGCAATGGCTAAAGTTGGTTTCCAATTTGATTTTGACAAAAACATATATAGTTCCATTTATTGTAGTTAATGTAGTTGTACATATTGTACAGCTGCACTTAGTTTAAGATATTTAAAGTAAATTATCACTTGAATAAAAAAACAACAGGGAAAATTCAGGTTAATTTTTGCCATAAAAAAGCCCCTTGCGGGGCTAATTGGTTGGTTAGAACAGCTCAGGTTGTATGCGCTTGGATTCAGCTGCATGTATGGCCCGAACAATTTGATAGATGCGTTGTTCAGAATATCCATATTTCTTAGCAAGCTCTGTGTGATTATTACCGCGAAAGTCTTGGTAAATTTGGTTGTGCTTAAGTATGGCATCAAGCCCAACACCTTTAGGGATATAAACACTCATACCACCACACTGGTGGCGAAAGTCATCGACTATTAACGTTGCCAATTTTGTAGCTTGTTCTTCATCGACTTTATTCTCTAAAAGCTTACGTTCTATCGAGTCAAGGAGTACTAATAGAGTTTCAGCTGTTTGCGCTTTGCCACTCATGTTACCTCCGGTATTTTGCTATATTCTCTTGCCACTTGCGGGTTGACTCTTCTAACGTTTCTGGTCGTTCGGTTCTTACTTCGATTGACTTGTTAGCAGATACAACGGTTTGCTGAGGGTGGCTTTTAATAAACTTTTGCTGCTCAGTCTCAAGCACCTTTTTAAGGTAGGCATGATCATCACCCATACGTCGATAGCCATGGCGTTGCCAATGATCACGAATACTCGTAACGGTAATGTTTAATGACTGGGTGAATACTGCTAAATCAAACTCTTTGGTTAGCTCAATAACATCTTTGCTAATTTTTAATTGTCTAGCGCTCGATAGGTCTGACTTATCAGGCGTAAACAATTGAACATAATTAGCAAGCGCAGCACTTGCTTGACCTGGTAATGCTGTATAAATGCAAAGCAGCTCGTCAGATGCTTTATTAATAGCTACTGCAGATATATCTAATAGACCACGACAATGCGGGCATTTAGCGAGCTTTTGCATTACTAACTCCCTTTATGTCATCTGAAGACTTACCAAAGCGGCGAATAAACTCGTTGCAGTCTTCATAAGCTTGTAGTAAGTCTAAATAGCGAACACGTTGCATGTGTATAGGCATATTTAAACGGCTAGCTTGTAACTTGGTTTGAATAGCAAACATTTCGCTAGGTTCATCAAGCTCATCTGTTTTTAGCTCTTTGTAGTAGCGTAAAACAGCGGGGATCTTAACCATCATTGCTTGTTTCATTAAGCGTAAGTGGTAGCGTTTAAGGCGCTCAATTAACTGGTTAGCTATTGGTACCATCCAATCTAGTCGCTCAATCTCTTTGCCATCATTTAAGCCTTTTGATTGCTTAGCAGCCCACTTTTCAAGAGCAATGTAACTCCCGTTCTCGATCAACTTATGGGCTTTCATTACTGTCCAAACTTGACCAAGCTTTTTAAGTAATGGCTCTTTATCAAGTAATGCCTGGTCAACTTTACGGCGAACAGGTTTTTGCTTTTTAAAGCCGAGCTTTTCCATGCCTTTGATTACTTTGTCTAACTGCTTTTTATCCATTTGAGTGGTGCTGTCACAACCAGCCCAAGCTTTTAAGTTGGCGCGATAAACATCGTCTTCCATATTCAGATCACGCTTAGCAATTTGGATTAATTGAATTAACTTTTTCATGATGCAGACCTTACTAGTGCAACTGCATCTAGATTCCTAACATATAAGCGTTTTCTATATTCGATATAGCAAGTGCCTTTAACTTCATCTATCTGCAGGACTTTGCCTTCTTTTTTGGATATGTGATAACTACGACCAGTTTGTCTACTCGTAACGAATGAAACCTTGTCGCCTTTATTTATAGTATTCATTGGTCCTCCAAGGCCGCCCGAAGGCGGCTAATCGTTAAGCAGATTGGCTAATGGGTTGATGCACTGCTAAGGTTTCCTCTTTAATAAACTCAACCTTTGATCCTGCATTATTGATTTTTGCTTTGTTGAAACTCTTAAGCGATTTTTTATATGAGGGAGACGAAAACATAGCTCCACCATTCACACGCACTTTAAATGTTTCAGTACTCATGCTGGTTGCTCCGTTTCAGTTAGATGCTCAATAGGCACATGAACAGGTTTAATAAAGAACTGTTCTTTTTGGTTAAATGTGATGCCTGGAATATCTTTAATTTTTTCACGGTGCTTGATAAGACCAGGTTTATTAACGGATGTTTTAACGCTTAGTAGATCTGATAGCTTAAGTTGTTCTTGTAGCTTTTTAAGAGCGTCAATCACATCTTGCCCGTTCTTCACTGTTACTGATAACGGTGGTGTACGAGTGCCAATTTCGCCTACATCAAATACACGCGACTTTTTACCTGCAGGTACTATGTCTTGCTGGTTTGCGGTAAAGAAAATTTGTGCTGATTTACTCAGTACTTTAATTTCGTTGTTGATCGCCGTTGTTTTATCTTTTAAAGACGCTTTGGCATCTTCAATAGTTTGGTTCGTGTGAGCTGTGGCAATTTCTAGTTCGGTTTGCAATTGGCCAATCCGAAAAATCGTTTGCTCGAGTTCTTCTGAGCTGCTCACAGACAGCATATCGTCTGACTTTACGCGGCGGTTTGGTTGTTTAGCCATGGCTTTCATCCTTCATATTATGGATTTGGTTTTCAAGTTTGTGGGTCGCATCTTGCAATTGCGCTAAGGTATTAAGCGCATCTTGCTTACGGCCCGATAAAATCTCGCCATTAACCAGCTCAGTAAGTTGTGCAATGGTATAAATTGTTGGCGCGGTAGAATGGGTAAAACGTTGAGTGCTTATTTGGGCTGTTGCACTATTCATGGTTACTTCCTCAAGCTGCTTTTTCTTGAAGCCAGGCACGCGCATCTTTTATAACTTGTTGCGCGTCATTGCCTGTTACTGGCAAATAAATATCACCTATAAGGGCTCGTAAAATTGGCTTTAGGGTCAAAGTCTCAATACCAACCTTTCGGGTAGTCACTTCAAACTGAAGCAAGTACTTTGCACGTTCTTTCTCTGTTTCTAACTGGCTTAGTAGTGCTTTGTTAAGCTCAGAAATTGATAAATAGGCCATGTTAAGCTCCTAAGTTGTGGTTTAGTTTCTGGTGCTCTTGTCCGTTAACAGGGCGATGCAAAGACTCTTGACGGCCTGCAGCTATGCCGTCGAGTACAGCTTTTTTGGTATTAGCTTTCTTGCCACGCTTTAAAGTTGCTGAACTGGTTAGGTCGGGGAACTCTTGCGCCATATAGCGCTCAATAATGCTGGTTTCTTTTTCGCTAAGGGCGAATTCTTCAACCGTGCGAGCAATACCAAACACCCAGCCTTCGGCAAAGCGGTCGCCTCGCGCTACTTTTGTTGCACGCTTACATTGTTTAGGTTGCTGCTTTACATACTCTTGGCGAGTTTGTTTTAACTTGCTCCAAAGTACCTCGTAGCAGTATTTGGCTAGTTCTGGTTGCGGGTTAATGCCAATAAATGAGACTTCAGAATTGCTAAACAAACTTGACGACATTACAAAGCGCACACCAAATACACGCTTGATTAAATGCAATAAAGCAGCGTGGTAGCTCACTACTTTTTTGCAATCCGTTTCAACGCGCTCATGCTGTACATAGCTAAAATCAATGTCGCTTTCGCTAATCTTATGTTTGCGCATTAAGTTTTGTGCTTGGCGCATAGCCGCAGCTGCTTCGTGCTCATTGGTTGCCTGTTTGGCAAGCGCTAAACACTGACGAACTTTTTTAACAATGCGAGAATCCATGACTAAACCCTCACGTATTCTTCAGCTAACTCAGCCGTAATACGCTCTTCACCTACATCAGCGGCTTCGTTCATTAGGTTTTTCATTAGCGTGTTAACGTTGAGTGGATAACTCATATCAACCATTTCATCCGGTCGGCCTGTTGTGCGGCCAAACTTGCGAATACCTCGCAGCGCTTGTTGCATCTTTTCGATAGCGGCAGGCTCTATCACTTTTTCTGGTACCAGATTGGCGGCTTTAAGTTTGTGGTCGATGTACTCTTTTAACTCGGTGCCAAGTGGCGGCACTTGTAGCTTATTTACACGGTATGCAAATTCGCGCACGTTCATTGAGTTAAGTACTTTGTCGAGTTCGGTTTGGCCGATGATGCAAATGCCAATTAACTTAGTGAAACCTTCGCTCAGCTCCCACAGCACTTTTAATTGCTTAATGGTTTCTTCATCTAAGCGGTGGCCTTCATCAATAAGCAAAATGTGGCGGTTGCCAGCGTTACAGCTGCGCGTTAGTTCTTCACGAATAATTGCATCACGGTCTTCGCTACTACGTGGCAACTTAGAAATGTTCAGCTCACGACAAATAGCCTCACTTATGGTGTTTGACGCTATTTGTTTTTTATCGATACGGGCAGGACGAATAACGCGAATGTTTGGATGCTTTGCGCGTATCTCTTCAATGGTAAAGTTCATCATCACTGTTTTACCGCTGCCGCACTCACCGACAATCGCCATTAAGGTACCAACTTTTGCACAGTTGATAATTGACTCAATCACATAACGTTGCTGTGTGCCTAAGTAAACGTGATCAATGCTGTAAATCTCGTTATCCCATGGGTCGCTAAGAACCTTAAAATGTTGTCTTGCTCGTGGTGTAAGCATTTTTGCCTCCGGTGTTTCAAATACAATGTGCCCGTTAATTGAATCTTCATGACCAATGATCAGGCGTCTGGTTTTATTGCTATGCTTCCACTGGCTGCCAGTGGTTACTGCATTGCTGTGTGGATCATCCAAATAGATTTGGTAAACGTTGCTTTCGGTTACTAAACCATTCTCAATTGCGTAGCGCTCAAGGCCGCGTTTAACTGCTTCGCGGGTTTTTTCGCGTTTAGGAAATTCAGACTTAGTCACAATTTTGTTCAGCGTTGCTTCGCTGGTTTTTACATCTGCATGTAGGTCTAACCACTGCACTAATTGCTTGTAAGTGATATTGCGGTTCGCCATCATGCGGCCTAGTTTTATCTTCCAGGTCTTTTGGCTGATCTTCTTTTTGTGCTCATTAGGTTCGTTCATGCGGACTATTAACCTCTTCTAATGGCATATAACCTTCTTCAGGATATTCAGTGCAGTGAACAGTCAAGCCTTGGTAAACCTCACCGTTTTCTAGTTGCACCTGTTTATCAACTGTGAGGGTGTGTTCAGTTGCTAAGAAGTCCGCTTCAGCAGTACTAGTAAATGCACCAGTTCCAATAAAGATCGGGTTTTGCACACGGATCCCTGCAAAATTACAAATCGATATGATTTGCTTGGTTGATAGGGTTAGTTCTTTCATTAGGCAACCTTCCTGTATTGGTCTGGATAAGTGGCAAGTACGCGCTCAAAAAACTCGTCGCGTTCTTTTTCGTCATTGAAAATGTACTGGCCTTTTTCGTCGGCAAGTTCAGTCCAGCGCTTTGCATCAATAAGCTTTACATGCACCATGTACACTGTGCGTGTACGGCCAGATACAACGTTAAACGGTGCGCGCTCTGCTTTGCGTAGTTGATGTTTTTTACTGCATCCCATGGTGGTTCTCCTAACGGGTAAAATTAACCACGTTTAAGTGGTTTGGTTTGTCTAAGGTTGCTAGCTCGTCAAGTAAGCTAGGTAATTGGCTTGCCTCGATACTGCGATCAGCAAGGTATGTTTTTTCTTCGGGTGTAATTGGTGTGCCGCGCTTGGCCACAATGGCTTTGCGTAAAGCAACACCGCTTAATCGGTTAGTTGGTTGCTGCAGGCCTGTATCAACTTGCTCACCACGAACACGCATAAAGTCTGGTGTTTGCAGTTCGTTTAAATGGCTATGCGCATCGAGTGCACCACCAAAAGGCACCGCTTTTTTGCCGCGTTTGGCTTTTGCTATTTGCTCATCGCTCATGCCAGGGTAAGCATCACGCTCAGCTTGTTTACGAGCAGTATCAATGGCGGTGTCTTTAGGCGCTTTCATTTGTTCACCAATCACCGCGCCAGTAATATCAAAGCCCGCATCATCAACTTCTATTGGTGCAACAGTGTGTATTTGCTGCTCGCCTTGATACTTGCAGTACACTAAAATTTCGCCACGCTCAGAGAGCGCCATAGGCAGCACAAGTACTTTTAGGCCTTTGTAAATACCAACCAAACCATCAAGCGCATATTTTTGGCTGCGTTTAATCGTAGGGTGTACAAAGGTGATCGATAGGTCTGGTTTAACCGTGCGGGTTTCTTCTTTATGAGTAAGCAACCAACGACAAATGTCTTCGCTTGGTAGGTCACGTACTTTGCCGTGTGCCATACGTTTCATCCAAAACTCATAGCGGCCTTTACCGTGGCGGCTATGTTTTGCTGAATAGTTAGGTATTTGGTCGGCGTTGTATGCGTTTTGCCATGCAATAACACGTTCGTTTAGTTCTGCTACGCTGTTTACAGGTTCAAACATCAAACGTGATTCAAATAGCTTCTCAACTAAGTTATTCGCGTTTTCTACTTGGCCTTTAGCGCGAGCGCGGCCCACTTCATGATCAATTACATCAACACTCAGTGCATCAAGTGCGCGAATAACAGCCCCAGCGGTGTTTGCTGAGCCTTTATCCATTACTAAAATGTCGGGTAAACCACGCATTGGGCACTTTTCATCATTGTGTAAGCCCCAGCACCAAAGCAAAAAGTCATATAGGTTTGCCATGGTTTCACCCGCGCTTTCGTAATAACGAACACGCACTGCACCAGAGTAATGATCGGTAAGAACATAGCGCCAAACACGTAGGTTCTTTATCTTTTCAAGGTTCTCTGGCTTGTTTTTATAAAACTCGTCATCGCTCATAAAGCGCTGAACACGGCCTTTTTTGCCACCAGGCGGGTAGTAAATTAAGCATAAGCTCGGATCTACTTGGTGTACGTGGTTTGGATAAAGGCTACGTAACTGCACATGTGCTGTGCTTTGGTTAAGCATTCTTGCTGTGGCGTTTTGCTCACGTAATAACTTACGCACTGTGCTTGCGCTTTTAAACTCACAGCCATTGGCCGCTAAAATGCTCATAGCATTTGGCGTTTCTACGATTTGCTTGCCATTTTTACGGCTGCCTACAGCCAGCATGGCTTTTAGTTTATCGAGGCTTTCAGGGTCTTGGCTGCTTTGGCCTTTGTCAGCTCGCGCTTTACGGCCACTGCTGTAACCGAGTTTTGCTAACTCACGGTAGAAGGCATCTTTACTTAGCCCTAGGCGCTCTTTAGCTTCAGCTAAAATCTTGCCTTTTTCGCCGTGCTTTGCGTTTTCGATTCGCTGTTTAAAACCAAGTAAAATATCGTCAGCCATGATGCTTACTCCTCGTTACTCATGGCGCTGTCGTTTAGCTCTTGCAATACATCAAGGCTTGGGCGCATTTTTGGTAGGTAGCCCTCAAGAATGCTTGATGTTTCAAGCCAAGATTGCGCAAAGTCTTCTGCTAAGGTCTTAAAGCTATGCAGTAAACCAGCAGCAAGGTGCTCAACAACGTGTGGCGATAAATCGTCGTTATCTAAAAAGTGATCTCGTAAGGCTATTAAACGGCTAAGTGATTCAACAGCATTGCTTTCATACTTAGTGGCTTCAAATAGCAGGTGTTTTGTTTGGTCTTTCCAGGCATCGGCTTTGAACTTGGTGCTTTCAAGTTCTGTTTGATAGTCCATGGCTTTCATTTGGTACTCGTCGCGCATACGAATAGCCACTTGGCGCTGTGAGTCTAACTCTTTGGTTTTTAGCTTCTCGGCATCTAACTCTTTTTTGTGCTGCGCTTTTAGGTCATCAATTAAGTCTTTTACCGCCTCTTTATCACCGGTTTCTACCGCCTCAGATTCGATAACTAGCGCTTGTTCATCTGATGGCAGTTGGCGCAGAGCTTTTAAATCGCGATAGCCTAAACGCATAGCTTGTGCTTGCTCAAAGAACGCCTCACCAAATTGAGAAAGGTTTAATAGACGTTCATCAACACTCTTACGACTCATCCCTAAGATCTTTTCGCAACATTGATCCCAAGTGGAAACGGTTTCCAGTTTTCCTGATTCACCTTTATAAGTTAAGCCCTTGTAATTCTTAGAGTCTTTAACTTGTTGCAAGATCTTTAATTCGGAAACCGTTACCAGTTTTCCAATAAAATTGAATGCTTGAATTTGTCCAAGTTGCATTAACGCATCTTGCTTTGAGGCAAGCACTTGTGTTGTTTCAACTGTGATTTGTTGTTCTTGGGGTGATAATTCGGTTGTCATACGATTGCTCCGTAATTTTTACGATCTTGCTCAAGTTGCATAGCACGCTGATTAATCGCTAGTTGTGCGCTGTTGGCGATGGTGATAAGGGCAGGCCCCAAACGTACTTTGTTTTGGTCCCATGGGCAGTGCTCAGCAAAACCTGCATGGATCAGATTTTTAATAACTGACGTTGCTTGTGGTTGGCTGATACCCATACGCTTGGCTAGTTCGCCAGGGCGCATACCATCTGCTTCATGACCACTTAACGCCTTAATAGCGTTCAAACCACGTTGCATGGTGGTTGATAGGTATTGTTCGCTCATGCTGGCACCTGCTGAGTTTGATAAAACTCTTTTAGCTCTCTTACACAGCTTGGACAGGCGCTATCTATGTCGATATGGCTGGTTTTAACTTGTCGCCAACCCATATAGTTAGCCGCTGCTATAAAGGATTTACTAGGTATGGTGCCGTGCTCAGTGCGCTTACAGCAGTTGCACTGCAAAGTGAACGTTGACACCTTTATATCAAGCTGCTCAGTGGTAATAGGCTGAGTTAGTAAATTCATGATCTGTATTCCTTTTGGGCTATGGCCTTTAGCTGCTCCATCGTCATCAAAAACACCGTCTTAGTGCTTTGCGGGCGAAATTTAGGCGGTTTTTGGTCTTTGATAGGGGCAGTTTTCATGGCATTTACTCTGTGTTAGTTAACCGCTGAAGGGTGATCAGCTTTGGCTTGGGTTAGGAGGTTTTTGGCTTTGCTTTGCAGTTCTTCGGCTTCGAGTTGGTAACGGGCTGCTTGTTCTAGCATTTGGCCGCGTTCATCAAATACACGATGCAAAATTGGTTTTAATAATTCATTGGCAATACTGACATTGCCCACAGCCCAGCAGAATGCTGAAAGGTATTCCATAGGCATTGACTGCTCTGAACTAGGCGCTAACCACTTATTTAATTTACCCGCATTAATGACGGCATCACCTGCGAGGGCATCGTTCATACGATCAGCGATGCGTGGGCGTGAATAGCCAGAATCTTGAATGGCTTTGTTTAGTGCTGCTAAATACAAGTACCGTACATCACAATTTGGTGCTTCTTCTGCGTTTAATATGCTGTTTGAGTTCATGGTTTGTTTTCCTCTGTGTTTTGAAAATAAAGAAATTTTTAGGGTTAAAATTACCTAAACCTTTCCCTGTTCTTTTTTAACTGGCGACCGATAATGAGTTGTGTGCAGGAGGGATGGGCTGTCCCTTGCGTAACGCGGTAATAATTTGAGAGGTCCTTTTAGAGCGATCTTTAGGGCCTCTTTTATTCGGAGTGAAGTAGGCTTCTACATCACCAAATACTTCTTCAAGGGGGTGGCTTAAGCAATGGCTTATAGCCTGTGCAATTGGCTTTGATTGGCTTTTGCGTTGGCTAACCATAGAAACAAGTGAAACACTGACCTTTTTGGCCTTCGCAATATCAGCAAACTTTATATCCTTCTGATCTAAAAGTTGCTTTATCTCTTCGTGGGGAATGGCTTTCTTAATCATAAAAAGTTAACCTTAAAATGTTTAGTGAATTAAATTTGAGTTCTTGCGCTTCGCTTTTTAATGTAAGTGAATTAAATTTAATTCGTCAAGCTAAATTTTAAAATTAAATATATTAAATTTAATCTATTGACTAGGTATTATGATTTCAGATAAAGTTAACCGTGTTGAATTTGATGCGATTATTTCTAGGTTGCATAAAAAATTAGGCACCGAAGGAAGTGATCGGCAACTGTCCATTAAGATTGGCTTGTCGCCTTCTGGTATCAGTGCGAGTCGTCGCTCTGGTAATTTGCCTTTTAACCATATTGTTGAGACGTATGTTCAATATGGTTACTCGGTAGATGAGTTAATTTATGGAAAGAGCGCAGACTCAACAAAACAAAAAGCCGCAGCCCCCACAAGTGATGATGCTTTGCGAGCATTAGATATGGTCGAAAAGATATTAGAACGGGAGTTGTATAGTAGAAATTTGCCAGCGGATAGATTATTAACAGTGGCCAACAAGTTACGCCCAGTGTTAATAAAGGCCTGCTTTGAAAATGATTTTTGCGAACCACTTGTTGAAACTATGGCAAAGGGGGCGCTAACGTTGGCATAAATGGAGTTTTACCCAATGTTAAAAAGTATTGTACTTTCAGCCCTAACATTAGCCGCTTTTACCTTTACGAGTGCGACTCAGGCTTTGGAGCCTTTGCCTGATAGAGCGCGTGTTTCATCTATGCAAGCTCAGCTACTGTTGCCAGACAGCAGTAGCTTAAGTGTAGATATGAACTTTGATTGTGGCTCAGCGTTTGAGTCAACAGGGATGATTATTACAAACGAGCGTGGCGCTCAGCTTTTAGCTGCTGCATACACGCATATGTACGGACAGGAAGCCGGTGAATTTGTGATGCAACAGTGGTACACAAAAAAACACCCTGATGACCCGCGTAAACCGACCTTTCTTATTGTTAAACCCAACCAAAATATTAATTGGGAAAAACCAGCAACGGCTAAAACAAGCTTGTTACAAGCGCGAACACTTGATGCTCAAAGTGTGAGTAGTGACGATGCAACCCCCGATTACCAGGCAACGGTTGAGTCGTTCTGTGGTACGCGCAACCACGTACAATATTAATAATTAGGCTCTTATAATAATAAATGGCGCGGCTTAAGCTGCGCCGACCAAGGAGAGGGGCATTGATTATGTCTGTTAAAGCACGTTTATACGGTGGATTACTTTTCATTGTGCTTTGCCTATTTTCAACAGGGGCAAGTGCGCATAGTACACCTAACAACATGACTGAAGTGGTACAGGGCAAGAATGGCTTTATGTATTTTGCTAGCCATGAAGGTTTGTATAAATATGATGGTTATCACTTTGCATTAATTGAGGCGCTGCCAGCACAGTGGGTATATGCACTTACAACGAATGCAGATAAAAGCATGTTGTATGCTGCAAGTAATGGTCATATTTATGCTTACGATGTTTTAACAGGCAATGTTAAGCAATTTGCCGAAGTAACCAGTAAAGATATGGCTGTAAATGGCCAGCATGTTTACGCCGCTACCTCTAAAGGGGTTGAGGTGTTAAGCAAAAAAAGCGCTGGGAACCTGCAAGCGCTGGTTGGGCAAACTGTGTTAAAGGTGCTATCGCACGATGGCCAAGTATACGCACTAACCAATACAGGGCTTTGGCATTTGAATTTAAACCATCAGCGTCAGCTGATAAAAATGCCCATACATTCAGGGTTAATTGCCGCTGTTGGCGATAGATTATATATAGCCCACGAACAAACGCTTTATAGTTACGACCTCATCACAGAACAAGTTCATAAAACCTCACTTAACACCACCCCTAGCGCTATGACCATTTACAAAAATAGTTACTTAGCGATGGCTATGGCGGGTGAAGTGCGTTTGTATTCAACGCTCGATAAACAATTTGTATCGGGTGTTTTGAATAAAAGTAAGCTGTTTTTTAATAGTGTTTATGCGGACTCACAATCAAACCTTTGGGCTGTAGCTGATAATGAATACGAGATTATTTCTCAAGATTTGAATCAGTTTAACCTGCCACTGGTAAGTCGATACAACGTGCTAGGTAAAGATAATCAGAGTTTATTAATGGGCACCGATTCGGGTGTTTATCGCTTTGTGCAGCGCCAGTTCGTGGCAATGGACGCGTTAAATAACGCGCTTAGCCAAGAACAAAGCAACGAAATTACCAGTATTGCCAGTGATAAAGTAACGCTTGTTGGCACTACAAATGGTTTATATGTGTGGCAAAACGAGCAGTTAAGCCAGTTAGCGAATGGTTATATTTTAGGTATTGAAAAAATTGCTGGCTGTTGGCTTGTGTCTACCAGTGGCCAAGGCGTGATAGTGATTGATGATAACTTGGTCATTGAAAAAGTACTGAATGTTGAAAGCGGCCTTGCTGCTAATGAAGTACTGGCAACCAATAAGTTTGAGCACTTACTGTATATAAGTACTAGCAAAGGTTTGAGTGTGTACAACGTTAAAACGGGTAATATGAGCCACAGCCTTACAACTCAAGCAGGCAAAGTAAGTAAAGTGACGATGCTTGATAATAGCGTTTATGTAGCCGCTTATGGTGGTGGCCTGTATAAGCAAACCAATAACGGGTTTAAATTGTTAGTAAGCCCTCGGTTCATTACTGACTTAGCGGTGTTCAATGGCAGCTTGTACATTGCAACTACAAACGGTTTATTTACGCTGGTGGATGAAACGGTTGTAGCCATTCCTCATACTGAAAAACAATACTTTGGCGCTAATAGTTTAATGGCTTATAACGGCGCTATGTATGCGGTGTCGAACAATGGGTTATTAGGTTTGAGCAATACGAACTTGCAAAACGATAAGCCTGTTTTGGTGTCGTTAATGAGTGTGAATGATGCCAGCTTAAATGCATTAAATGATGTACAACAAGCTAGCCAAATGACGTTGCACTTTAGCAATTTTGACTATGCACTTACTCAATATTACGACTATCAATATAGCCACAATGGCGGTGCCTGGATAAACCTAAACGAGCCAGTAGTTCACTTTAGCCAGTTAAACGAGGGTGAACATAGCTTAGTTGTAAGAGCTACGTTAGATGGTAGCCACTTTGTTAAAAGCGCTCCCATAGTTTGGAATGTTCAAGGTTCTTTTTATAAAAGCGATGCCTTTGCGTGGGTGTGTGCTGTGCTAGTGGTGTTATTGTTTGCTGCTGTATTTTTTGTGTTTTTGCAACGCCATAAGCAAATGCGTGAAGTATTTAGACGTATGCGTGATACCAAGCAACAAACTGCATTAAGTCAGGGCTTTAGAAAATTGGTGTCGGGTTCGCATTTATGCCAAGGCAATGACTTGCAGTTAAGCGATGGCCTGCTGCAGCTGGACGAAGCGAAAGATATTTTATTACCTGTTGTGTACAGCCATGGAGCGCTGGGCAATACCTCGCTTGAAGATGGCCTTAAGATGCTCTCGGCCAATACATCACTGCAATATAGCCAAACAGAGGTTGAGTTTAATTTAGCGCTTGGAAGCAAAGCTTTACCTGAGAAGCTAAGCCAAGACATTTACGCGTTTATTAATCATGCTTTTATTAATGCGTTGCAACATGCTGAGGCGCGTTACATTGAAGTGAGTGGTAAGCGAAGCAAAGATGAATTTGTGATCACCATACAAGATGATGGTAAAGGAATTGCCTTTTTTGATAAGTTTATGCGCTTTGGTACCGGCCTTGAATCGATGCACGATATTGCCCGTTCGTTAGGCGGTAAACTTCGCATTGACCGAGGTATTAAAAATGGTACCGTTGTGCAGTTGAAGTTTGGAATGAAATTAAAACAGACACAGTCAAAGGTAAATTCGTCAAGTTGTGTCAGTTAAAATAAGGAGAAGAAACTTTGACGATAAAGTTTTTAATGCCATTGGATCAGATTGAAGATTTAGCTAATCAGATTAAGCGTAGCAATGATCCAAAATTCATTGAAGAGGGGCTTAAAAAAATTATTGAGACCTATGATGTTATTAGCTTTGAATGCCAGTACTCACGTCCTTATTTTAGAGCTAGAGTAATTGAGAATGGAAAGCCTTTTTCTAATGTTAGTGAGCTAACATACCCTCCAAAAAATTTAGTTAAAGAAGGGAGAGTCAATGAGGTTGGCTCTCCTTTTTTATACCTTAGTTTTACACCATATACCGCTTTAGCTGAAATTAAAGCTAAGGAAGGTGATTTAGTACAGCTAAGTGGATTCTTACCTAAGCATCGACTTCCAAGAGCTATTATCCTTGGCGAATATCAAAGGGTGACAAAAGGCAATGTCAGCTTCATGCAAGACTTAATAGGTTATGTAAGGGAAATATTGAATGATTTAGAGAAAAAAGGTAAATCCCATATTCATTGCTTTTTATACCCTGATCTGTTTTTTGATGAGATTTTAAGAATGCCTAATGCTTCGGAGACAAAATATATTCATTCAAGAATACTTACAAAACTATTGATGCATAATTTGAATAATCCCGATGGAATTGTTTATCATAGTATTGCGGATCTAGGTAGTTACAATATTGCTCTGCCTGCGGCCAAGGCTGACGAATTAATGAAATGCGATCAAACAGCCTTGATAAAAGTCAAAAGAGTTTTTTCCTACGGTATCTTTGATTTTGACATAATAAAAAGCAGTAAGGGCTTTACAGAAAATGGCAACATTCTTTGGTAACTCCATTTTTTACTAAAACCCTTTAATTTAGCCCCTCAGTAAATAGCGCCACACTGGCGCTATGAAAACACAAAACTTTGCCGACCTTACCCCGAATTACAGCCGTGCATTTTTATTTTGCATGGACTGGATATATGAGGCAGAAGGAGGCGACTCTGATCATAGCGCCGACAAAGGTGGGCGAACGCGGTATGGCATTAGCCAAGCTGCTTACCCGAATGTTGATATAGCTAATTTGACATGGCATCAAGCCATGCGCATTTACCATCGTGATTTTTGGCGCGGTAGCCGTGCTAAAGAACTGGCTGAGTATGGTTTGTATGAATTAGCCATGTTGCATCTAGATTCAGCTATTAACCATGGCGTGCCACTGGCCAATATGCTTTTGCAGCAAGTATTGCGAGTAAAGGTTGATGGCATATTAGGTTCACGCACCTTTGCTGCAGCCATTAACGCAAATCAAACTAACCTAATGGTTGACTACTTTGCACGCCGCGCCAGCAAATACAGCCGTATTGTAGTTAATGATCCTAGCCAAATTGCTTTTTTATTTGGCTGGCATCGCCGCTTATTTAAGCTTGAAAACCGCATCGAGCGCGTTATTCGTGAACTTAAAATGAGTGAGGCAGCATGAAAAGTTACCCTGAATACGTTAAGCGTGGCCGAGCCATGCGAATTAGCACCTACCAAAATGGTACCAACCCAGACCCACAAAGCATTTGCCCTGTGGGCGACCCCACTTTAGTTAATGCATTTTTAAAAGGCTGGCACTCAATTAGCGGTGTTCGCCTTGAAGCCGAAGCCCGCATTGCAAATACAGCAAAAACAAATAGGAGTAATCCCCGTGGATGAATATGTAAAGTGGTACCCGTGGGTGCAAGGTGTAGTTTTATTGGTGTTTTTCGTGGTGGTGTATGCACTTAAAAAGTCATTTGCTAGCAAAGATGATGTGTCTGCACAAGACAAGCGATTGCAAACGGTAGAGCAAACGTATGTGAAGAATGAAGATTTTACTGAAGTCAAAGCGGCTGTGCAACGCATCGAAGTTGAGGTTAAAGACTTACCTCAAAATGTTAGTGCGTTAAGTAAAGAAGTCGCCAAGTTACAGAGTGAAAATAACCATTTACATGATCTTTTAAAACGCATTGAGCATCCACTTAATTTGATTGTTGAATCAAAATTCTCAGGTAAACAGTAATGCCAAATGAACATGAACTAGAGCTGTGGTTTGTACTTTGCCTGTTAATCGCTGGGTTCTTTTTCTTCATGTACGTGTGTTTTCGAGTTGGCTATTCGTTAGGCCAGTTTTTTATTGCGTTTATTTATGAGCGCTTTTTTAAGGGTGAGGACAATGAAAGACCTATTTGATGCTGATCAGCGTTTAGTTATTTTGCGCGCCTTAAACGAGGCGGCAGGCTATAGCGCTAACTGCAGTATGTTGAGCTGTGTATTAGCAACCTATGGCCACAATATTAGCCGCGATAGAGTGCGTGCCCATATGCGCTTTTTAGAAGATGTGGGTTTGCTCACTATTGATGTGGTGGGTGATAAAACCTTGGTTGCACGGATTACTGAGCAAGGCGCTGATGTTGCTACTGGCCGTAAGTCGGTTGACGGTGTTAAGCGCCCAGCACCAGGAGGCAACTAACATGGCACGCGGCAATAAGATTGAGCGCTTACCTGAGCATATACGTGAAAACTTGCGCGAGATGCTAGGCACTAAGCAATACACTTGCCAGCAAATTGCCGATGCGATTAACGACGAACTGGCAAACATAAGTGGTGAGCAAACCGATGTTGAGTCAATTGATGACAATACGGTTTGGCGTGAGAAAAAGCGTATTGAACAAATTAGCCACGATATTAAACAAAGCCAGGCTTATGTTGAGGCGCTATCCAAACAATGCGATTTATCGAGTATTGGTGATACTGGCCGAGTGTTAATGAACCTGTTGCAAAGCGCTGCATTTAAAACGACCTCTAATTTAATGAGCCAAGAAGATCCGATTGATCCTGAAACGCTTGGTGATTTGGTTTTAAGTATTAGCCGGTTGCAACGCAGTGCAAACTATAACGCTGACTTAGAAAAACAAATTGCTGAGAAAGCCCGAAAACAAGCGTTAGCCGAGGCACAAGAGCAAGCAGAAAGTGCGGCTAAAACGGCAGGTTTAAGCTCTGGCAATATTGATTTAATACGCCGAGCCATTGCTGGGGATCGTTTGTAATGGCAATGGACACACAAGAGTTAACGTCGATCTTATTACCGTACCAGGCGGAATATGTTTGGGACCAGTCGCCCGTTATCATTTATGAAAAGTCGCGCCGTATAGGTTTAAGTTGGGGCGAGGCTGCAGCGAGTGTACTTGATGCTGCGGCAAGTAAAGCAGCTGGCGGCATGGATTGCTGGTACATCGGTTATAACAAAGATATGGCCGAAGAGTTTATTCGTGACTGTGCGAACTGGGCTAAAAGCTTTAACGAAGTGTGTGATGACGTAAGCGAAGAGATTATTACTGATGAAGGTAAGGATATTCTTACTTATGTAATTCGCTTTGCTAGTGGCTTTCGAATTATTGCGCTGAGTTCTCGGCCATCAAACTTACGTGGTAAACAAGGCCGCGTGATACTTGATGAAGCTGCATTCCACGATAATTTAGATGAACTTATTAAAGCCGCTTTTGCCCTGTTAATTTGGGGCGGTAAGGTGCGCATTATCAGCACCCATGATGGTGAAGAAAACCCATTTAATTTACTTATTAAAGAATGTCGCGCAGGGAAAAAACCATACAAGGTTTACCGCACAACATTTAGAGAAGCGCTAAGCCAAGGCTTGTATAAACGCATTTGTGCCATGAAGGGCCTAGAGTGGACTCAAGAAAAAGAAGATGCCTGGGCGCAAGAAATATACGACTTTTATGGTGATGGTGCGGCAGAAGAACTTGATGTGATCCCAAGTGCAGGCGGTGGTGTTTACATTAACCGTATGCTGGTTGAACGTTGCCAGCACCCAGATAGCAAAGTCGTTCGCTTAGAAAAGCCTGATGATTTTGTTACGAACCCTGAGCGTACTCGCATAATTGATGATTGGCTGAAAGACACAATTAAACCGTTAATTGATGCCATGCCAGGTAAACGAACTGTGTTCGGGCAAGACTTTGGCCGAAGCGGTGACTTAAGTGTGCAATGGCTTATGCAGCAAGAAAGCCCTACTAAATACCACACGCCATTTTTAATTGAGTTAAGAAACATTCCGTTTGATTGCCAAGAGCAAATTACCTTTTACCTGCTCGATAATGTTCCGCTGTTTTTTCACGGCAAATTTGATAGCCGAGGTAATGGCCAATCGTTGGCAGAAAAAGCTATGCAACGTTATGGCGAAAGCCGAATTGATTGCGTGATGTTATCGCGGCCTTGGTACAACCAATTTTTCCCTAAATATAAAGCTGCGCTCGAGAGCAAATTAATTACCGTGCCTGAGAGTGAAGATGTAGTGGCTGATCATCGGCGCGTTATTTTAGATAAAGGCCAGCCAAAAATGGATGACGGCCGAGACAAAGGCAGTGATGGTAAATGGCGACACGGCGATACTGCCGTTGCGGGTGTACTTGTAAATGCAGCGACTTTGGAAGAGGGCGAGCCAGCTGCAGGTGTCAATGTGCCCAAAGCTGAAAACTCAATGAATACCCGACCATCTCGCCTGCAAGGCCGAACACGTGCAGGCGGTTTGTTTAGACGAGCAATTGGCTATTTGGCTCCAACTAAGAAAGTAACACTTCAGTACTTTAACGGCTCTGAATGGATATTTATTGGCAACTTTAGAAATGAGCAACTTGCTTGGATTAGTTTAGGTGGCGATGACTTCAACTATCGAACCATAAATGAAAGTGGCCAAGTGCTAACAGATAAGTCTGGGTAAAAATCAAAAACTAAGGGTGACGCTCTCAGAGCGATTTTAAGCGTTTGCAATGTGTTTTGAGTGCCATTGCACGGAAAATTTTATTTAGCGCCGCCTAGGCAAATGTAAAAGATTTACAAAAGGGTTAAAAAGCTATGTTTGGTTCAAAAAAGCGCAAGGCAAAACAAGAGGCAGAATTTGCAGCAAAAATTGCTGCAATTGTTACTGAAACAATTGCAAGCAACACTGCTGCAAATGAATCAGCTACCACATTTAAAGAAGCAGCAGGTGCTATGGTTGGCTCAATTGATGCTGATGACCACTTATATTCAAAGCTCTCTGGTGATTCTAATCGTAACTTAAGTGGGCCAACACGCGCACGCATGAACAAAATAGCGCCTTACCTTTGGCAAAGTAACATGATTGCTAACCGCATTATTGAGTTACCGCTCGCGTATTTATTGGCGGAAGGCGTAAAAGTCACGAACGAGGATGAAGACTATCAAGCCGTCATCGATGCATTTTGGACGCACCCAATTAATAACATGGCTATTAAGCTTGAAAAGAAAGTGCGTGAGCTGTCGATATTTGGCGAGCAGTTTTACCCTGCTTTTGTTAATCCGCTTAGTGGCGAAGTGCAATTAAGTTACCTAGACCCTGCACATGTTGAGGAAGTTATTTACGACCCGCGCAATCCAGAGCAGCCGGTTGGTGTAAAAACCAAGCGTATGACAAATGGCCGACAATACATTTATAGAGTGATCATCAATGGCCCAGAGTCGGTGTTTACCAAACAAACACAACGATTACGTGAAGGGTTTAATGATGGCGATATTTTTTATTTTTCAATTAACAGCTTTTGCGCCCACGGACGGGGCAACTCTGATTTAACTGCGCAGTGTGATTTTTTAGATTTATACGACGACTTTATTTTTGGTGAAGGCGATCGTGCCGAAAACTCCCGGGCGTTTGTGTGGGATGTTACTTTAAAAGGCGCTGACCAAAATAAAGTAAATGCCCGAGCTGCAGAAATTGAAAGCAACCCGCCAAGACCAGGCTCAGCAAATGTGCATAACGATTCAGAAGAGTGGAAAGCAGAAAGCCCCAGCCTAGGCTCTGGCGACACCGAAGCCTTAGCCAAATTATTTAGAAACCACATGCTTGGTGGTGCGACTATGCCACCAAGTTGGTTTGCTGATGGGGGGGATGTTAACCGTGCGAACGGTGAAGCCATGGCCGAGCCGACATTTAAAATACTTGCTATGCGCCAGCGCTACATTATTTATATGCTGCACGAAATAGCGACCTTTGTTATTCGCCAGTACTACACAGCAACCATGGGCATTGAGCCTGACCGCATGGTTGAAACTGATGTGTTTAAGTCAAAGGTGGTGATGCCAGAAATGACCGCTAAAGATATAAGCCGCTATGCTGCTGCACTGCAGCAAGTTGTGGTAGCGGTAAACCTAGGGATTACGCAGGGCATTATGACCGAAGAAACGGGGTTAAGTGTGATTGCATCAATTGCGGACCGATTAGGTGTTGAGATTGACCCTGAGCAAGAGCTTATAAACGCGCAAGCTGCTATTGCCCAAAAAGCGAAAGACCAGGTAAAGGCCGACACCTTTAACGAGTTTGATGGCGCAGATGATGCAGGCTTAGATGATGACACCGAGTGAACGCACCAAGGCCTTTAATAAAGCCCGTACAGCACAGCTTAAAGCGCTACTTAAAAATAAGCAGGGGCTTTGGGATTCGCTGTTGCGTTTGCTTGAGCTTGCTGAAGAAAACACGCAAACCATATTACAAGGACAGCCGACAGATTGGCAGCAATGGCACTATGGCAAGTTGCAGGGGCAAATTAACCAGGTGATGCTTGAACTGGGTGAGCGAAGCGCTGCACAAATTAAAGCTTTTTCACAAACTACTTGGGTGGCTGGCATTAATTTAATAGATGCGCCACTTAAAGCCGGTGGTGTAACGGTAAATGCTATGACGCAGCTTTTACAGCATCGTCAGCTTGTGGCCATTGATAATTTTATGGTTGACCGAATTAAAGATGTATTAAGCGGGAAGGCTGATTATATTCGATCGCAACTTGGTCTTGTGATGATGGGGGCGCAAGATAGCGAAACTGCTAAAAAAGCCATAGCAGAAAGTTTAGGCGAGAAAAAAATGTGGCGCGCTAAGGCGATTGTAAACACTGAGCTTAGCCGCTTGTATAACACAGCAAGCCATATGCGCATGAACGAAATTGGTGATGCAGTACCAGGCATGGAAAAAGAGTGGCGTTTAGGTCGGCGTAAAGAACACCGCGTTAGTCACTTGGCCGCAAACAATACTCGCGCTGCTGCAAATGAACCTTTTACTATTGGGGGCATTAAGATGATGCACCCTCATGACCCCAAAGCGCCAGCAAAAGAAACAGTCAATTGTAGCTGCTTTACGGTGCCCGTGATGAAGCACTGGGAAGTTGATCCGAATCTGACAGTAAAAACTTAGGAGATAGAAATGACACTATTAATTTTATATGCGTATTTATTTATAGGGTTTGGTTTTTCTCTTGCTGGTTGGTTAGTGGCCGCAGAAGAATGTGTGAGAAAAAATGAATGCATTCCAAGATATTTCGTTAAAAAGGTATTCATATGGGCTTTGTTATGGCCTCTATGCGCCATGTATATTTACCTAGCTGAAGTAAAAAAAGTGATACCTGAAATTGATTGGGTGGATTCGTCAAAAAATAGTTAATACATGTGTAATTATGATGGCAAGGTCGTTATTATTTTAAAGGGACTTTTATTATTTTGAATTAGCCATCATAAGGACTCGTTAAAAATGGACCAATTAGAAAGCGTTTGGCAACAAGTATTAAAACATAAAGATTCGGCAGCGGCATTACTAACACTTATAAATGAACATAGCGATTTACTGTATTTGTGGAAAGAACCCCGCTTTGAAAGTGAACCTCAACAATACCATGTAAAAATTATTGAAAAGTTAGATGACCCGTTTAGAGATGAAGACGATGCATTGTTTGATGAATATCAGCCTATTTTGATACCCGATATTGAAAACGACCTTACTGATTTAATCGAGAAAAGCGGTGTTAAACCCATGGACTGGGGAAATGAACTCACTTAATTTTCCTAAAACCCTTTAATTTAGCCCTTCAACAAAACCCCTTACCTTAAAGACTCATTAGCCATATTCACAACCATTGAGGGCAACATAATGAGTCTTTTTGCTTTACTTTCGAAAGGCCACGCTGTTTTAGAAATTGCATCTAAAGCGCTTGAGCTATACGAAGAAGTCGTTGACTTAGGCGACGACAATAAACCTAAAACCGATGAACGTGGCAACACGCTTACCAAAAAACAAACCCGCCAAGTTAAGCCAGATGAAGTGTTCGACTTTAAAGTTGAGCGCGAAACAGGCGTTGTTAAAGCATTAACTAAAGCAGGCCAACGTGTTGAAGGTGTACTTGCGACAGCAGACCTGGCTAAAGCGGTACTTGCCAGTGATGGTGAGAATACCAGTGAGCTTGCACACGCCTCTGATGATGCTGCTAAAGCATTGTTAGCCAAAGCAGAACAAGAAGCGACAGCAAAAGCAAAAGCTGCAACTGATGAAGCAGAAGCTATTATTGCCAAGGCCAAAGCTGAAGCTAAAGCTCTTTTAGAGCAAGCTGAAAAAGACGCTGCAGCAACAAAAAAAGCGCCAGCTAAAGCTGCGGCTAAGTAAGGGGCTAAATTATGTTGACCCTTTTACCAACAGGAACCGGCTTTTTAGGAAATCGCGCATTTGTTGAGGCTAAATCATCTGATTATCACGATGTGATGACGCTTGTGACTGCAGAGCTGCGTAAGTTGCTGGCAACTAACTCGCGTGATAGCTGGGTTGATATTACTGCTTTTTATGCTGACAAAGTGGTTATTCGTAAAGATGGCCGCTACTGGGCATACCCTTATGCGGTGAGTGAGTTAAATCAGGTGACGTTTGAAAACGCTATTGAAGTCGTCAAAGAGTACAAGCCCTCTGACGTGGTTAAGTTAACCGAAGCCTGGTATGACGAAACTAAGTTTATTGAAGCAAGTAATGTTAAACCTAGTAAGTTTTTAGTGACCTTGATTGAGGTGGGTAAAAGCTTAAATGGTGTTGACTATCCAGCCCACGTTCTGCGTGAAGCAGCCCCTTTGTTTAACGGTGCTAAGTGCATGGTTAAGTCTGATGACGACCATATCAAAGGCACTGCCCAACACTTTAATAACCTGATTGGCCAGTTCAGCAATGCACAATTTGTTGAAGGTGTTGGTGCAGGTAAAAAAGGTGCACTGCAGGCTGATTTAACTGTGCTTGAAAGCTCGGGTTATGCCACTAAATTGCGCGAAGCCGTTGATAACAATATGCAGGACCTGTTTGGTTTAAGTATTGATGTGGACGGTACGGCCTCTGGTAAAAAGGGCAGCCGCACAGCTAAGAAGTTCCTCAAAGTTAATTCCGTCGATTTGATCATGGTACCTGGTGCAGGTGGTCGGATCGTGTCATTTAAAGAAGCTCATAATCAAGGCAATGTCATGAATGAACAACTAATGCGCCTAATCGAAGCGCTTAAAAAATCGAACCCTCAGCTTGCAGCATCTGTGACAGCTGAAGATGATGAAACAGCCATTGTGCAATTAACTGAAGCACTGGCTAAACACGGTGCCCCTGATGCAGGCCAAGGTACAGGTTTAACACTTGCAGACGTAAACAAAGTGATTGCAGACAGCCAGCGTTTGGTTGAAGCAAAGCAAAGTGCTGTAGCGTTAATTAATAAGTCGACTTTGCCAGACGCCGCCAAAACGCGCTTGGTAGAAAGCGTGCAAAGCTGCGAAGACGTAAGCACTGATAAAGTGCAAAAGCTAATTGATAGTGAGATTAGCTATTTAAGTAAGTTTACTGAGTCGGGCAAAGTGAACATGCCTGAAGGTGCGCAATACTCCGATAACCCAAGCGGTGTAGAGCTGCTTACCGCACTATTTGATCCGGCTAATAAAGACGTAGTGAGCTTAAAAGAAGCTTACATTGATTTGACGGGTGATAAGCACTGTACAGGTCGTTTAAGCGATTGTAGCCGTACGCGAATGGTCGAAGCGCTTGATAGCGATAGCTTACCGAATGTGTTGGCCGATGTTGTAAACCGCCGAGTAGTTGAAGTGTATGGCAGCTTAGAAAAGTACCAGCTATGGCGCAAAGTATTCCGTGTGGCTACTGCGACTGATTTTAAAGATCAGAATGTGACTGAATGGGGTGGCTATGGCGACCTACAAGAAGTACTTGAAAGTGGTGCTTACCCAGAACTTGCGAAACCTACCGATAGCAATGCGAAGTATCGCGTTAGCAAAAAAGGTGGTTTAGCAACCATTACTATGGAAATGATTAAAAATGATGACCGCAACATCATTACGCAAATTCCTAATAAGCTGGCTCGTGCCGCTGCGCGCACACTTAGCAAGTTTGCGTGGGACTTCTACCTAAACAACCGCAATGCCCCAGATGGCAAAGCACTGTTTCATGCTGATCATAACAACTTGTTTAGTAATGCACTAAGCCAGGAAGAGTTAATGGTGCATTGGCGCGCCATTATGAATCAGCAAGAGCTTGATACAGGCGAGATGCTAGAAATTGAGCCAGCGTTCTTGTTGTGCTCGCTGGGTAATGTAGATGCAGCCTTTGACTTGTTCCAACGCATGCAAAATAACGACAAGGGTTTTGCGCAGCAATTAAACCTTGAAATTCTGCGTGTGCCTGGTGCGACTGATCCAAATGACTGGGGCTTAATGACCGACCCTAGTGAGCTTGCCAACTTTGAAATGGGCTTTTTAGATGGCATGGAAAACCCTGAGATTTTCACGCAAGACATGCAAAACGTGGGCACTGTGTTCACGAACGACCAAACCACAATGAAGATGCGCCACATTTATGGTGGTCAGTGTACTGACTTCCGTGGTGCGACTAAAGCGCTGGTTCTTTAATTCCTTGGTTCCTCTGGTGATTGGATGACACGGTTGCGCACGGATGCGCTTTATAAGGTGTTTTAACTATGTATGCAGACAGACTCCCAGCTTATGTACAAGACCAAGCAGGCATTTTAAGTGCTGATGAAATTGCCAGTGCCTATGCCGATATGCTGGCGAAGTACCAAAAAGATACGGGTAACGTTGAAATTGCTGCAGAGCATGTGGATGCCTGTTTAAAACTCGCAGCGGCAAGCTGCATTGATAAGTTGGCCACGTATTACGCCAACGATGATAACAGTACGATTTCAAGCGATAGCGTTGACCACGGCACTAAAGCCGACAGTTTCAGACGTATCGCCAACGGCTACCGCAGCCAGTATGCGGCGGTTGTCGTTAATGACAATAAAAGCAGTGCGCATGGTAAGGCTGTGCAACTGCCTAAGCGCCAGCGGTTGCGCTAATGACTGTGCTAATTACAGCAAAGGGCTTTGATGCATTGACTGAGCTTTGGCAGCACTCACCAGCAATGGTGCAAGAGCAGCTCTCGAGCGCAATGAATGAGTCGGTGGCTTACGCACAGTATCAAGTAGTTAGTAGAACCCCTTTGGGTAGCGGCGATGGTGGTCATTTAGCTGCCAGTATTAATAGTGAAGTTTTAATAAACCCAGCTGTGAGTATTGGTTATGTAGGTACTAGCAAGCTTTACGCTGAAGCCGTAGAGCTTGGCACTAAACCACATATGCCACCAATTGAACCCTTAGTGAATTGGGTTGAGGCGGTACTTAGCCTTGAAGGTGATGAAGCAGAACGAGTAGCGACATTGATTGCATTGAAAATTAATGCGCGTGGTACGACTGGCAAGTTGATGTTTAAAGAAGGGCTTGAAGCCAGTGAGCCATATATACAGGCACGGTTTAACGAAGCAATGAAGTTGATGATTAATAAGTTGGGTGGCGCAAATGCTTAACCAGGTAAGAACGGCGATTTTGAATGTGCTCAATAGTGCGAATGTAGGCACCTTTTATAAAAAAGAGCGCTTTAGCAAAAACACTCAAGAGCTAAAAGCCATGTATGCCCAAGGTGATGGCATTAGTGGCGGGTATATCCGATTAAAGCGCCGTAAACGCCAAAACCCGTACGCCACTAGAACAACGGTTACTTATACCTTTGATGTGGTTTTTTTAAAGAGCTTTGTAGATGACGAAGATAGCCAAGAGCACTTTGAAAATGCCATTGAATCTTTAGATGACGCATTTGCAGGTGATCCATTACTTAATGATTTGGTTGATGACCTGGACGAAGGCGACGACACAGGGCTGATTTTAGATGACCACTCGCCAGTGATGTTCTGTGGTGTGTTGTGTCATCAGGCGCGTATGCGTTTAACAGTGAATGTAAGTAGTTAGGAGAGCAGCATGAACGAAAAGCCAAGCCAAGGCGGCAGCTATATAAAAGACGCCAAAGGTAAGTTGAAGCTCGTGGCCAGAACACAGCCTGAGAGCACAACTAAAAAGCAAGCGAACAAAGTTGAAGACAAAGGTGCAAGCAAATGAAATGGTCACAAACCAGCCTATTAGCGGCAATTGAACAAACGTATGGCACGTTGCCTAGTGCAATGCTTGCCATGCTAACTAAAGATATTGAGCTACGCCCACTTGAAGGTGAGGAAGTTGAGCGCGGTTTAAATACGCCTTACTTAGGCGCTGAAGAAAGCATGTTTACGAATGAATATGCGGGTATCAGTTTTAAAGTTGAACTGGTAGGCAGTGGCACATTAGGCGTTGCCCCAGCGTGGGGGCCATTAATGCGCGCCTGTGGTATGGCTGAAGTTATTGTGGCTGATACCAGTGTTGAGTACACACCAATTTCTGATGCACCTGAATCAGTGGCTATGCATTTTCAGCTTGGTCGCAATAAGCACACTTTGTTAGGTGCACAAGGCAATGTGAGCATTGAGCTTGAAAAAGGCATTCCTTATTTATCGTTCGATTTTAAAGGTCTTTATGTTGCGCCTGAAGATAACGCATTACCAACCGCTGACTTTAGTGCATGGCCTAAACCTATTCCGCTTGGCGCAGGACGCACCACTGACTTTTTATTGCATGGCTTTGAAGTTGTGCCGTCGAAACTTAGCATCGATGCAGGCAACGAAGTGGAGTTTGATCCAACGCTTACTACGGCAAAGATTGAGTTTTTAGACCGCGCAATGTCTGGCTCGGTCAATATTGCTGCGCCTAATGTCGCTGATATTGACTTTTTTACTCGAGCAAAAGATTCGACAACCGGCAATCTGCAAATTAAGCACGGCCCTGCAGGTGGTCACCGTGTAACGATTAGCTGCCCTAAAGTGCAAGTGAAACAGCCTAAGTATGTTGAGCGCACTAAAAAGGCAGAGCTTGAAATGGCCTTAGCTATTTTACCGCAAACAGGCAATGACGAGTTTAGCCTGTTACTTGATTAATTCGTTTTAAAACACTTTTACACCAGGAGAAAACAATGGCTTTTTCAATTGTGACAATGCAGAACGTGCAAGTTCATCAGCCCGTTAAGTTTACCTTTGATGGCAACAGCCACGAGTTTACCGCTCAATTTAAGCTACTTGATGATGACGCAAACGAAGCACTTGCCGAAAGTGGAGACCACGAAATGATTAAGCGCGTGCTCGTTGACTGGGGTGATGACTTTGTTGATGAAAACAATAAGCCACTGCCATTTAACGATGACAATTTAGCTAAATGTTTAAAGGTGAGTTGGTGGCGAACTGCTGTGCTTGATGCCTACTTTATTGCAGTGGCTGTGGCTGGCAGAAAAAACTACTAGAGGCTGCCCGCTATTGGGTAGCCGACGAACACCCCGACACTAAACATTTACTTGAAGTTTTAACCCAGCAAAAAGCACCCAAGGAAGTTATTGACCAAGTAAAAGCGCAAAACAAAGAGAAACATTTTGATTTGTACAGCTGTAATGCTGAAGCAGTAAATGCGTTTTTAATGGTTGAAACACAATGGCAAGGAGAAGGGCGCGGCCTTGATTATGGCAATGCTGAAGTCGCTTGGCGGCTAGCTGGGTTAAACATTACCCCTGATATTTTTAAAAAAATTCAGGTGTTAGAAGTAGAAGCAATAAACGCAGCACGAGAGCAGCATGAGCAGATATAACTTAAGTTTAAAAGTACTGTACGATGGCAAAGCAATTAGCCAGGGTACGCGTACGAATACAAACGATATACGCTCGTTACAACGACAAGCGCAGCAGCAAGTTGCGCAAAATCGTGCGCTTGAGTCTAGTAATAATAGTGTTGCCCGCAGTTATACCAGCCTTGCCACCGCTGTTGGTGGCTTTATGGCTCTTAATTTTGCACAGCAGCAAGTGCAAAATATTGGTCAGATCCAACTACTTAATGCCCGTTTGCAAGGGCTAACCACTTCAAGCCAAGAATACGCCCAAGTGCAGAATTACTTGATAGCAACAAGTAATAAGCATAGCCAAGTGTATTCAGCTATGGCTGATAGCTATACAAAATTACTCGCGCTTAGACGTTCTGGAATTGTGACTGACACTGAGAGCAAGCAATTGCTTGAGGGAATGAGCAATGTGTCTAAACAGTTAGGTGCAACAACAGCTCAATTGTCACAGAGTTTATTTGGTATGGCTCAAGGCTTTACAGCGGGCACTTTACGCGCAGAAGAACTTAACCAAGTAACTGAGCCTTTACCTGGTTTATTGCAAAGCTTAGATAAAGCGGCGGGCCTTGTATCCGGTGGATTTAGGCAAATGGTTGTTGATGGGAAAGTTAGCAGCCAATTCTTTAAAGAAACGCTTATTAAGGCTTTTGATGATTATGAAGGTGCAGCAGAGCGTATTGCAGGCACTATTCCTGCAGCGCTTAATCGAACTCAAACAGCCTATGAGCAATTAGTTAATCGTATTGAGCAGCCTGTTAGTGCAGCACTAGTGCCAACAATTGATACGGTGACAAGTGTTTTAAAAGAGCTAACAACTAATCAAGAGCTTGTTGAAGACATAACAACTGCAGCTACTGCACTGGCTATTGTTATTGGTGGGCGTTTAGCTTCAAGCCTTGCTGCCAGTGCTGCGGGTTTTGTACAAGCAAGTATTGCTGAGGCCCGTTTATTACAAGAGACAGTAAAGCGCACTGCTGCTGATGTACTTTCAGCAAAAGAGACAGTGAAGCGTACTGCGGCTGAAGTTGCCTCAACTCAAGCTTCGCTGAGAAAAGCCCAGGTAACGGCTAAGTTAACGGGGAGTATAATAGCTCTTACAGCAGCTGAAGCTAACGCTACAAAAGCAACGCTTGCGCACTCAGCAGCTGAAAAAAATGCAATAGCTACAAAGGTTGCCCACGCAGCTGCAGCACGTAATGCCAATATAGCGCTTAGGGCTTTAAGTGGCACGATGCGTTTACTCGGTGGTCCAGCAGGTTTAGTGATGTTAGCGGCTTGGGGGATTTATGAGTTTGCGAAATCAAATGAAGAGGCCACGCCAAAGACGAAAGCCCTTGCTGATAATGTATATGACCTAAGCGCTGCATTTGACTCTTTGGGTAATAAGAAAGCAACGACTCAGATCCGTTCTAATCAAAATCAAATTAATAAATACACAGTTAAGATCCAAGAAGCGTACGAGAAAATTGCAGAGCTTAAAAAACAAGAGGAGTCTGCAAGTACAGGCCGTGCTGCATCTGCTTATAGTCGTCAGATTAGAAGCCTTGAAAGTTATATTAAAAATCAGGCTGCTTTGCGTGCTGAACTTTTAAATAGTAATTCAGAGTTAGCAAACTTTGAGGCTAATTTAGGCAAGGTTAAATTTACAGCGCCGACGGAGCCTAACAAAAACCCTGAGCAAAGCTCTAGTGACCTTTCTGCTTTTCAAAAAGCGAATGCCTCTTACCAGCAGCGCTTAGCCTTACTTGGCAAAAACACTGAGCTTGAAAAGCTTAACTATGAAATTGCCAGTGGTAAATACGCCAAGTTATTACCCCAGCAACAACAAGAACTGCGTAACCTTGCCAGCTTGATTGATGAGAAAAATAAGCAAGCGGATATTGAAAAAGACTTTACGCAGTTAACAGAAGACCTATTGACTGAAGAAGATCGTATTCGTCAGTCTTACATCCGTCGTACAGAGATAGCTAGAAATGCTCTCGATGAGCAAGGCAAAGACTCTGCACGTTATGCTGAAATTGAGCTTCAGCTACGCCAACAAAGAGATGCAGCACTAGAAAAGCTTGAATCAGACAAGCAAGCGCGTGAAATACAGCGCCAGAATGAAGCCCGCCAACGTGAAGACCAAATTCGTCGTGATAGATATGAAACTGAAATTGCTGAGTTGCAAGGGTTTCATAGCCGTATTGAAGCTGAAGAGGCTGCGCATGAAGACCGTAAACGCGCTGTTCAACTTAGATATGCAGGTAACTATGGCCAAGTAGTCCAGCAGTTCGTTGATTTTGATCGTGCCAGTGGTAATGACCGTGTTGCCATTGGTTTAGAAATTGGTGAGAACCTAGCTGGCCAATATGCAACGCACAGTAAAAAGGCTTTTAAAGTTCAGCAAACACTGAATATTGCTAAGGCTTTAATGAGTACCTATACAGCTGCAGCTGCGGCACTTGAATTGGGGCCAATTGCTGGACCAATTGCTGCGGGTGTAATTACTGGCCTTGGTTTGGCTCAAGTTAAATCTATAAAAGATCAAAAACCACCTGGTTTCCAATATGGCGGTTACACCAATAGTAACAAGTTGATTGAGATTGGTGAGCGCAATACGCCTGAGCTTGTAGAGCTAAATGGTAAACATTATTTAGCGGGCGGTAATGGTGGCCGTGTGTTTAACCCTAGCCAAATGAAAGCGGCAGGAGTTACCGGCACAGCTGCAGGCGCAACTAACGTAAATGTAGTGATAAGACTTGTTGAAGATGCAAGCCGTGCTGGCACATACGAGAAAACACGCTCAGAAAATGGCGACGAACAAATTAACTTATTTGTTTCTGACATTCGAGGCGGTGGCCCTATGTCTGAAGTGTTAGAACGCACGTATCCAAATCTGCAGCGCACGGGAACCTAAGATGATCAATTACCCAAGTTCGCTGCCTTTACCACGTTTAAAAGATGCAGCTTATAAGCGTCAACCAAACATTCTTCGCACAGAAATGAGCACTGGCCGAGCACGCCAGCGCCGTAAGCATTTAAGTGTACCAACTCTTATGGAAGCAACTTGGCGCTTAAGAAAAGGCGAAGCGACAGTGTTTGAAGGTTTTGTTGATCATGGAGTGAATTTAATTGACTGGTTTTTGATGGATATTTTAACGCCTCGAGGCGTTGTTAAGCACCAGGTGCGGTTTATGAAAGATCCACTCGAGAACATGAAACCAATAAGCGCTTTGGTATGGCAATACCAGGCGCAGATTGAAATGAAAGAATATAAAGCAGCGAGTGAGGAAGAGGCGGTTGCAAAAGCGCTAGCACCGAACACGTTTGAAGAGTTTGTGAATGGGCTTAGAAGCGCTCTCAAATTATATAGGGGATAAAAATGGCTACTTATTTTGAGTTGTTAGAGCAATTTGAAACCAATGTTGACTTATTAAATAAGATTTTAACTGGTGATGAGAATACGGAATTTCAAATTAATGGTGAAAACCGTGCGTCAATCAGGAAAGCAATAAATGACCAGTTTTTAGCTCTTAAAGCAATGTTTAATGGCCGAATAGCATTTGAAACGCTTGCCGATCTTAATGCTGATTTAGCTCACCCTGAAGACACATTAGCTGAGGTTTGGAATGATGTGGAAGCCAATAATGGTTTATATGGAAAATTGGGATCATCAGGCACAGGTTCTTGGAAAAAATCACCTTACGATAGCTTTAATTTGCTTAGTAATGAAATAAGCAACATTCAAAATCAAGTTGATTTTAATCAATCTATATTTGATATAGATGGCGTTAATCTAATCGATCAGCAAAAAATTAGAAGTGGTTATTATTTTAGCCCAGCTAACAGCGCAATTATTGTGAGTCCTAGCTACCGCATGACAGGTTTTGTGCCAGTCGAGGAAGGCAAAACTTACACTCTTTCGGGTTTCAAAGCGGGTGCCGGAGCGGGTGCATTTTTTAGTGATGAAGATGATAATTCTTATGTTCAAAGTAGTAGCGGAAGAACTTTTACCGTTCCTATTGGCTTAGGTATTAGATATTTTGTTGCAAACATAACCAATACGGGGTCTGGAGATAAAAGTTATGATTTTTCTGTTCAGCTTGAAGAAGGTATCGAACAAACGCCTTGGCAACCCTATAAAAAAATACCACTGAAAAACATTAAAGACGCTGACAAACTCATAAAAAATGAAGATATTGAGCAGTTTTTACCGAGTAAAATAGTTAACCTCTATGATGTAACTATTCGTGATACAGCAAGACGCTATAGCCCTGGCAGTATGTCTTTGGTTCCAGCTGATAGCGTTCTTCTTATTGCATCAGGCTATATTTTAGTTGAAGAAGGTAAAACATATAGCTTTGGTGGTGAAGCATTCAGAACAAGCGCAAGTGGCGGTTTTTTCTCTCTTGATGACTTAACAAATGCAGTGACAAACATCGAAATCACGGCGATTCAAGGAGGTTGGAAATTTTTAGTCCCAACGGGCATGGGGATTAAGTATGTAGTGTTAAATATTGCATCTGACCTAGCTTACACAACAGAGCAAAGTTACGTGCAGTTAAACGAAGGTGCAACACTCTTGCCTTATACACCGCACAAAAGAACACGGACTTTAAACCCTGAGTATATCCCAGCCCCGGAATTGTTTGGTGATAACTTCATTTTTGAATCATCAAGTAAAAACTTAATTGATTTAACAAAAGTCAATTTTATTAAACGCTACTCAACAGGCCAGAAAAGAATAATTCAAGATACATTAGGCATTGCATCTTCAGATCATATTGCAGTAACACCTGGTGAGTTTTACACAGTATCTGGCAGCGGAATTTACGGTGGTTCGTCGCCCCAAGGTGGTTATTTTACAGATAAAAGTGATGTAGCAATAGATAACATATCATTCTATGACTCTGTAGATGGGGAAGGTAAGGTTTTTAAAGTACCAGAAGATTCTGGCATTGCTTATATTGTTATCAGTCTCCAAAAGAAAGACTCAAACCCGAATTCAATTGACTTGAATGGTCCTGCACAGATTGAATTAGGTGAACAAGCAAGTGAATATGCTGAGTATAGTTTACAGACGAAAATCAAATCAAAATATATACATCAGGTTAATCAACCTAGCGTTAACAATACATCGGTTGCTGACTTTTTATTGTCACGTACATTTGATGCGAAGTCTTTACATGCTGATAAATTGCCTGAGTTCAGAAAGAAATGGCTTAAACGTGAGCAAGATTTAACTGTTGTATCTGTAGGGACATCATTAACAGCTAGAAGTACTGAGCATTGCACAACCAAATTAGATGGTCATTTGCGTCCACCGCTTTTTCACAGTAATAACTTTGCATCATTGCTTTGGGATAGGTTGAAATGGGAAGGACAAGAATATCGTCGTTATGATTCAGGGCATTTTAGCGAAACAGGAAACTTTTATATTAGCTCAAGCTTGCCTGAATGGGATGATGGTATATACCGTCATGGACTCACTAAGTACAGCAATGACAATAACGTGTCAGTAAGCTTTTCTGTACCTGAAAATGCATGGCAATTTAACTTCATTTACAGAACAGACACAGTTGCATGCGAGGCTGTGACTTTAACTGTTAGTGAAGGCTTGAAACACATTGAAGTGTTTGATGAGTTATCTGAGCAATGGGTTGAAGCTCATAATTACATATTCAGCATGCGCGAAGCCACTCCAGTTGCTAGAACAATTGCGGTACCTAAGTCATCAGATGACACAGTAGTGAATAGAGATATTGAATCTAAGGGCAACACTACGTATCAAAAACGCTTAAAGATGCGCTGTAAAGGTGCAGACTTTGATTCGCGGAATATAGCAAAAACGGTAACAATGACAGGTGATGACTCAGGTAGATTTATGTATTGGGGTTGTGAATGGTCTTTGAGAGAATTTATGATTACTTTCATAAATGCAGCTCGTGGAAGCCATAATACTCAAGCCGAATCTATTCGCGGTTTACCACGTTTTGCGGATAATGAAGTGTTTTCATTCGAGCCAGACTTACTGTTCTTTGAATTACCAATCCATAATGATGGCGCATCAAATGCCAATCCTTATCCGGGGGGGTATTGGTCGCGCTTAACTGAGAACTACGTTTTTAATCCAGATTATGAACTAGCACTAAAAACTCGAGCAGCTTTTTTTGGTTTAAACCCAGAAATAGGTATGTTTACGAGTTCAATAAGCTGGAATTTTGGCGGCATTGATGATGATGGTCAGCTTAAAATTCTTGAGCAAAATGATGGCAAGATGATGTCAGCGCTTGATAAGTATAATGAAGCGTATAACTACGTTATGGAAAACCATCCTGAAGCATTGTTTATTAATGCTGCTGCTCGCTGGGTTGATGCTGGGTTTGCTATTTTTGGTGACTTAAAGACAGCAACATTAGGTAGTGGCCGTGATGGTGAAACCTTCACTAATGAGGGTAGCCATTGGAATGACACGGGCAGCAAAGTGATAGCAAAGTTTGTTGTTCCAGTATTTGATTTCTGAAGAGCCAAAAATGAGCGAAGTACTTCAAAGGCTATACGCTAGCGCCCCAACGAATGACTTGCCGATTCATACATTAGAATTGCAAGCCCCTTCGTTTGGGGTGATCCGCGTTTGTTCTGGTTATGATGATGTTACCGCTGGGATAGAAGCCGGTGAGATGGTTGACTTTGAAGCTTGCGCATTAGGGATTTCTTTACCTGAGCGCTCAGTAAAAGGCCGTCAAGACTTGCAGTTTCAATTAGATAATATCACTGGCGAGTCTTTACAGGTAGTTGAGACTGCATTCGAAGCAGGTGACAAGATAAAGGTAACTTACCGTGTTTACACAGCAAGTTATTTAGACGAACCAGGCGAACAAACATTTAAAATGACCGCAGTGAGTGTTAAAGCTAATGCGTTAAGAGTTAATGTTGTTGCATCATTCAATGACTTAGTAAATGCAGCATGGCCAACTGATCGATATACACCAGATTTTGCCCCAGGTTTAAAGTACTTTAGTTAATTATGAACCATCTTAATGATTTTAAAACTGTCCCATATGTTGAAGGTGGCAGAACGATGAAGGGATTAGATTGTTGGGGTTTAACACGTCTAGTTCTTCATCATATATATAACCTCCCGCTTTTTACATCTTTTGGCCATGTTCGTTCCGAGCATAAAGCAGAATTCACAGGTGCATATTCATTGTTAGCTGAAGAATTTGAGCTATGCGCTGTAAAGCCAGGTGCGGTGATATGCGGTTTTACAGGGGGCAACCTCGTGCATATGGGAGTGTGTGTTGACGTAGATGGCGAAATTCATGTTCTACATACATGTAAAAAACATGGAGCGTCGTTTGTTAGAGTGAGTGTTTTTAAAAGGCTTTTTAGTGAGGTTAAAGTGTATGAATACGCAGGTTGATATAAATGTATATCCTAACAAGCTAGACCTTTCACTATTTGAGCCTTGCAAAGGTAATGCTGGCGAAACATTGCACCAATGGCTTGTTTCAAACGTGCCTGATTATGTTGAGTCAGATACTCCACTTTTCAGTGCTTTTATTAATAGTAGAGAAGTTAAGCCCAATGAATTTAAGGCTACAACTTTTAATCCGGGTGATGACGTAAAACTAATTGTTGAAGCTAAAGGCGCTGAAGCTATCGCATATGCAATTATTGCTGTTATTGCCGTTGGTGTCGCAATTTACGCGACTAACCAAATTCCTGATAATTACAACAGCACTACGCCAGATGGCAGCTCTATTTATGATGTTAATACTCAGGGAAATAAACCAAAGCTTATGGGGGTTATTCCTGAAAACGCTGGCCATCATAAGGTGTTTCCGGATTACTTAACTATGCCCCGCAAAGAATACATTAATAATGAGCAATGGCTTTATTTAATGTTGTGCGTAGGTAAAGGCAGTTATGAAATATTAGATGAGAATATTTTAATAGCTAACACACCAATAAACCGATATGTGGGTGATATAGATTGCCAAGTCTTTGGACCAGGCGAAGATGTTTCAGGGCATGAAGCTCATAGAAATGTTTACACCTCAAGTGAAGTAGGCTCAACTTCGGGTAGTTCGGGTATTGAACTAAAAGGCCGAGTAACTAGTACTGGTGGTATAAATGGAACCTATTCATATACGTTTGGTGGTGATGAAATTATTGTTTACAAAACCGAATATGAACCTGAAATTGGTAGCTTCACACATAAAACACCTTTACCTTTTCAAGTCGGTGAAATAATTACAGTATCAAACTCAGTTGATGGCCTAAATGATGGCTACTATGAAATCTTGAACCTTAATGTTGATGGCAACCAGGTTAATAAAGTTGATGGCCAATTTCAGGATGATCCTAGTTGGACTGACTTCGTATCTGAAATTAACTCAAATGCAACCGTTGAAGTTGAAGATGGCGGTGGTGATGGCCAGTTTAACGGGCCTTATTTTGCGTGTCCAGATGGTGAATTGACCAACAAGTTATGGCTTGATTTCTTATTTCCACAAGGCCTAGGTGAGCTAGATGATGACGGTAACTTTTTAGTTCGTACAGTTACTGTACGTATTGAATATAGAAATGCTGGTGATGATGAGTGGACACCAATAGATGACGAAGTATTTTCAAATTCTACTAATGATCAGTTGGGTTTTACGGTTCCAATAGACTTGCCACTATATATAAGACCTGAAGTCAGGGTAAAGCGTGTGACTGCTGCGACAGATGATACACGTATATATGATGATATTTATTGGACTGGCTTAAAAGCTGAATTAACTAGTGCTACTAGTTATCCAGGGGCAACAACGATTGCAGTAAAAATTCGTGGTACAAATGCGTTAGCTGGTTCTGCAGAAAACAAGTTTAATGTGATACCAACAAGAATATTACCTGTCTATGAAAATGGTGTGTGGAGTGAGCCAAGGCCAACGACTGATATTGCTCCTTTCTTTGCACACGTAATTCAAAGCGCCGGACATAGCCAAGATAAAATAGGTTTAGATGAGCTAGAAGCTTTGCATACTATTTGGCATAACCGTGGTGATGAATTTAATGCCGTGTTCGATACGGGCAGTACATTATTTGCGGTTTTAAAAAGAGTTTTAGCGCCAGGCTTTGCAAAACCTGTATTAGATTACGGTAAGATATTACCTGTTCGTGATCAACCTCGCACGATACATAAACATATGTATCAGCCTGATAACTATATCGGACTTTTAGATAGAGATATAAAGCTAATCGATGATGATGAGCATGATGGTATTGAAGTCGAATACTTCAGTCCCATCACTTGGAAGTCTGAAACAGTGCTTTGTTTGTTACCAGGTGACTTAGGTATCAACCCTGATAAGATCCGTGCATTTGGAATTACAAACAGAGATAAAGCCTATCAATATGGTATGCGTGAGAGACGTACTCGCCGATACCGTCGAACTACTTTTAACTTCACAACTGAAATGGATGCACTTAACTCAAGTTATCTGGACTACTGTGCACTAGCTGATGATATACCTGGTTATGAGCAGTCAGGAGTTGTTGAGTACATTATTGGTAACTCAGTATATGTAAATGTAGAACTAAAATGGCAAAGTGGTCAGTCACATGTATTAGCTCTTAGAAAACCAGACGGTACATTATCAGGTCCTTATACAGCATCAATAGGCTCAACAAGCAATGAAGTTGTTATAAATGAAGCGCTAGACTTTGAGCCTGTCTTCGATGGTTCAATAGAGCCACCTTTATTTATGTTTGGCATTACTAGCCGGTGGTGTAACAACGTTCTTATATCAGATATTAAACCTTCATCAACAGATAGGGTAAAAGTGACAGCTGAGCGCTACGATGAAAGGGTTTATCTAGACGATGATAGTTTAGCGCCCACTTAACATAATAAGTTATACATTATATAGAGCAGCTTTTATTAGCTGCTTTTTTCTTTGGAATACTGAAAGAGCCTTCAAAATAGTGAAATGCTGAGTTTTCGCATTTTTCGCGATTTTCTACCGCGAGTTTTCGCGGCTTGCATCATTTTTGCGTTTGGAGCTGTCAGCTTTCAGCCAGGTAGGTTGGGTATAGCGTAGCGAAACCCAACGAGTTAGCGAGTTTCAAGTTAGCAAGGGTAAAGTTGAACTGTGTGGTTGTTTAGTACAGAGTCATTCTAAGCTCACCCTGTTCATTCTCCAGGTAGGTTGGGTAGAGCGAAGCGAAACCCAACATAATCCATGTGACCCTCTTCATAACCCATGATTAAAACTTCTTAAAAATGTCCACTAGTCTAACTGGTTGGCGATCTCTAAACGGCTTATACCATTCCGCTTAAATATCTGATCTAATATAGGCTATATAAAATCACCGGCTAATAACATTGAATTCAAACATATCTGAACAGCTTTTAGCGCTTTCTCGAAAAGAACCAAACGCACGAAAACGCATGCGATTGCTCGCAGTGTCTTTATTTTATGAGGGTAATAGCCGAACCGATATTGCAAAACGTCTAAACACTGCAAGAAGTAGTGTGAATAAATGGGTTTCTAGTTACCTAGAGTATGGGCTTGATGGTTTAGACAATAAGCCTATTCAAGGACGTCCATCAAGGCTGCAACAGCGGCAACTTGAACAACTGTCTGAATTTATAAAGCGCACGATCACAGAACTACGTGGTGGCCGCATTACCGGTGAAGACATTGTGCATTACATTCACACTGAATTTTGTGTTCATAACCACTTAAATCATGTCTATAAAATTCTAAAGC